GGACTTGGAACCTAAAAAAACACAGAATAAGTTAGATGCATTCTTAAAGAAGTCACGAGAGGAAAAGGTCATTGAGGTCGAGAAGGAGGGCGGAATAGAAATCAGCGCTGAAGATCGGGAAGCAATATCAGAACAAGCACAAGCACAAACAGCAGCTGACGAAGATGGTGAAAATGATGTAAAAGATATAACAAAAAGACTGACAGACTCGAAACTCATAGAGCTTTATGAGACACAACTTGCAGAGCAGATATCCTCTGCAAGAGAAGACAGATTAAAATTTGTGTATGAAGCAGAAGAAGAATATTTTGGTGATACATTTCTTGATAAGACAAAATTTACACCTGTTAATTTAGCGATGTATTTTGAGACTTTTGCGCCAAGAAATTCTGATAAACCTAACGATGAAAATCTTGTTCAAGATTTTATCGATCTAATAGGAAGTCCTGATAAGAGAAGAGACACCCGAGATAATGGTAAAAGTGTAGAAAAAACAATCTTGAGAATACACATTTATGATGAGAATACAAACATGGGACCTGATATTAGTCTCTACGGCTCTGACTCAATTAACATGAGCAAGACAGCAATTGCTAATCAAAATAACTTATCAAGTTATACAGCAATTAAGAGCCTGCTGATGAGAAGACATCCTACTATTATTCATGGTGCATCAAGCGGTGTTGTCAATAACATAAGCGTAAGTTCAAATACTTCAGGTCAATTATCAAACATACTAATGGTGGAAGCGTACGAGCAGTCAATTAACGCAGGAACATCCGAAAGAAAAGAACCTGATGGTTTTGACGAAGTTGTCTTATTACCAACAACAGTTAGTTTAGATATGGCGGGGTATCCTATGCTAACGAGAGGGCAACAAATTTTTATCGATTTCGGAACACAGACGAGTTTGGATAACTTATATACTGTAAAGACTGTTGATCATGAAATACAAGCAGGTGTTTTTAAAACTTCTGCTGTTCTTGTGGCAGCAAATCAGATGATAGTGTCTTCATTCAGATCAAGGTTGGAGAGTTTGATAGATCTTCTGAATACAGGTAAAGACTCAGGTACGTCTTCATAATCATCATAAATAGTAAGTTTGTAAAAATTATTTTGTTAGTTAATAATCATTATATGATTCAACATTATAAAAAAGTAAAAATTAAAAAATTAAAGATCGAGAAAGAGTTTGATTATAGGTCTTCAGATAAGTTTATTATTATCGATCCTGAGGGAGATGTTAATACCTCGATTCAAAAAATTAACTTATTGAGAAGAATTAGTAATTTAGAAAATATATTAACAATATCAGAATCTAACTATAAACTATGTAATATACTAAATATTAGAGATACTGATAGAGTGAATTGGGAGTTTCTCATAGGAAAATCGATCTGTCGAGATTATACAAAATATCTCTTGTCAGAAATAAGACATGCTTCCGGTTTTATTACTTCTTATCACACTGAAATACTTCCTCAGAGAATTAAGCTCTATGAAAATCTCACATCTGTAATCGGACCCGATGGTCATCAATTAGAAACACCCATATATAGTCACTCGAGCGTGTCTGGAAGAACAACCATCACTCAGGGACATAATTTCTTAACTTCTACTAAAGAATTTAGAAAATCTTGTAAATCTATTAACTCAGATCATTTAGTTAGTATTGATTTCAAATCTTGCGAACCTAACTTATATTTACGGGCAATCGGGAAAGAAATAAAAAATTCAGATGTTTACAATCACCTAATGACCGAGTTAGATATAAAAGTTGATAACAGGTCACAGCTAAAGAGAGGAATACTTTCAGTTTTATACGGTGCATCAGATGAGACGGCCAGGAGAATATTGGGTGGAGACAATAAGACCTTGGCTAAAATTAAAACTTTCTTTGAAATCGAGGAGACAAATAACAAGCTAAGAGAGGAGTTTGACAGAGAAGGGTTTATATTTAACATGTATGGGAGACCAATTTTTTCTGATAAGAGTATATTAAATAAATGGATTCAGTCTTCTGCAGTTGATTTTTGCAGCTTAGCTTTTCTAAAATTTGCAAGAGATAATAATCTAAGTGTATCTTACTTGATTCATGACGACATGGTGGTAAATTGCAGTGAATCAGAATATCAGTCAATAAAAGAAACTAAAACCTTACAAGATCCTTGTAGTAAAATTTCTTTGCCAGTAGAAATTAGCATTATTTCGTAATACTTATTCTGTGAAAAAATTAAAAGAATATTACGGAACACAGAGACCTTCATTCGCAGGCGGTCCAGGTGCAGGAAGCAATTTCTATAGTGGCAGAGATTTAGGAACTCACACGAAGGGAAGCTTAGGCACCCGAGGCGCTGATTCGAATTTTTCAAGAAGAATGCAAGCTTTGGTTCCAAATGACTATTATGAGCTTTTGGAGGATGAAGTGATAGATTTTGATGAGGATGTCGTAGTTGAGAATTCAAGATACTCTCTTCAGAAAACATTAGAAATTAATGAAGGCATTTTTAGTAATTTTGCAGGATCTTTGTGGGACGCTGCTGTAGATGTAAGTGGAGATGCGGCAAGAGCAGCTTTATCAGGAGCCACAGCAGGACAGTCTTCATATGTTTTTATTTTAAAAAATATTTATGAAATAAAACGAGGAAGAGAAAAATCTGATATTTCTATAGAAAGTTTCTTATCTAATCCTGATAATGATAATGTTTTAAAGATGACATCTATTCTTGATGATCTTGTTAAAAACCTATTTGATCTGATACAAACAATAGTTGAGATGATTCCAGATCCCATACCCACCGGAGAGATCGTGACACTTTCTGGATCAATTTTAACACACATAGGACGTCTATTGAAATTCTTAAAATCTCTTGGGGGAGGAGTTAGTTTTAGAGAAAAACTTACTTCTAATTTAATAAGAAAAACTTCTATGTATGCAATTATAAAGCCACTGATAAAATTTATAATAGAGCTCTTTGACTCTGAGTATATCCCAGAAAAAGTTATGCAAAACAAAACTGTCATCATGGGCACTCTTCAAAGAATCGTCTTGATGGGCGACCTAATAGAAGACTATGTGGTTCAAAAAGAGGTTGCAAGAGAAGCAGGAATCAAAGATGATGATTTTGTATATCAGTATAGAATTATCAGATCTCCCAGTGAAATAGATAACTACGATGTCTCTCCGTCCCGAGAGGAAACTTCTATTGAAGAAAGAATCGAAGAAGAAACATCAGAAATAGAATATTCTGATAGCAATGAATCACCTTTAGAAGATGATGATTCTCCTTCGATTGTTGAACCGCAAACACCAGGTAGTCTTAGCAAAGCAGGTGCTTTCTTAAGAAAACTTTTTATCTCGAAACCCGGTGATGAAGGACTCTTTTCTGAAAGTCTAAATAAAAGATCACTTGCTTACTTGATCGAAGAATCTGACTCTGTTTTAGATGAAGACCTGGATGAAGAATCTAAAGAGATTGAAGAGTTTTCTGGAGCAGGAGCAGTTGCTGGTTTCTCACTTCCTCTGGGAAGATCTGCGAAAGGACCCAAAGGGCAACACAGCAGTACATCAGGAGGACAGTCTTTTCCATACACAGAAAAGACAAGAAAGCAATTTAATAAATATACTAAGAAGACTTTTGGAGGTGCAAGATGACTTCTGACTTAATTTTAGAAAAATATAATAACACAGTCAAGCAATCAATTAAGCAAGAGTTTGAAACAGAAAGAATAATAAGAATTAGTTCGCAAGATGATAAGTTCTTATTAGAACAAATGGAACCACCGGTTGAAAATAGAGAAGCACAGCTGGGAAGAATAGCGGGAACTGCAGCAAGAGGTGTCGCATCAGGCATTGCGAAACACAAAGCAAAGACTGCAGCTAAAAAAGCCTTTGAAAAAAAGGCAAAACCAATTATTGAAAAAACGTTATCATTTTTTAACTTAGGAAAGGCTGTTCCCGTTGTGGGATCGATGGCAGCACTGCTAAGTATTGGTTTAGATGCAGTTCAATTTTTATCATCTATGAAAAGATTTACTTCAAAATTATTAGAATATTCAGGTGTAGAGCTCACGGGAGTCAGATCTTTGTTGGGTGAATATTCAATAATCGATGCATCAGCCGAAGATATTGAAGAAGTTGCTAATTCTTTGAGAGAAAACATAACTGATGAGCAGCGAACAGAATTGAGAGAACTTTACTATTCAGTAATGGAAGAACTCAAAGATATTTTATTTGACATACTTATGTCTATTAAAGAGATCACAGTAGGATTGGGATTCGCAGCAGGAATAATAGTTCATTTAACACCTTCTGAAAGACTTGTGAAAAATATTCTCTTTAATTCTTTTAGAACAATTAATGAACTAATGGACGCTTCGCCTCCCACTGTTCAAAAAATATACAGTATCTATAGACGTGTTTTAAGCTCCCTTAACGTCATGTCTGTCTTACCTATTGTTGGCTTTATACAAGACTTAGAAAGAATTGAAGCGTTTATGAAGATTGATGAAGTCATCGAGGGCAATTCTGATATGACTTTCCTCGACAGGGTTGAAGATACTGTGGGATATGCTGCCCGAAGAGGCGGAGGATCATTATCAAAGTATGAGATAAGTGATTATCAAGACATAGTTGATACGATAAGTGATATTAGTGATATTAGTGATATTGATATCGGTAATATAAAATATTAATTATTGACAATTTTAATGTAAAGTTTTATCTACTTGCGTATAATGTTTAAGCAATTAAACATTGCACTTTACAAATTGCACATTACATAAGGAGATAAAAATGGCAGTTGATTTTGAAGCAATTAGAGCAAAACTTGCCCGTCTAAGCGGAGCAAACATTAACCGAAACATCACTTGGAAACCTAACGAGGGAGAAGAATACACAATTCGACTTATCTCATTCCCTGATAATGATGGACAACCTTTTAAAGAGATTCACTGGTATTATAACATTCCCGGTTCTCGCGGTATTGTTGCACCTTTCCAGTTTGGAAAGAAAGATCCAGTTCAGGAGCTGATCACTCGACTTCGTGATGAGGGTTCTCCTGAGGCTTATGAGATGGCTAAGAAGCTTTATCCAAACATGCGAACTTATGCAGCTGTCATCGTTCGCGGTCAGGAGGATGAAGGCGTTAAAATTTGGTCCTTTGGGAAAACAGTCTATCAGAAACTTCTTGCACTTATGCTTGACGAGGACTATGGCGATATCACTGATCCAATCGAGGGTCGTGATGTTAAGGTGTTCTGCACCAAGCCTCCTGGAAAGAAATATGCCATGACTGACGTCACACCTCGAGGAAAAGTCACGAAACTTTCTTCTAACTCAAAACAGTCCCAAGAGTGGTTGAACAATATTCCTAATGTGGAAGATCTTTACACTCTTAAGTCTTATGACGAGATCTCAGGAATTCTTGATCAGTGGATTAACGGAGACGAGGATGAAAACTCCAGCGAGGGAACCGAGCACCCTACTTCAACCACAACTTCTAATAGTTCAAGTGGTGAAAGTTATAGCAACTTAGATGATGCTTTTGCTGACTTGATGGATTAATTTCTTCTTCAAGTAATCTGATTTGGCGAGTAAGAAATTACTCGCCATTTTTGTGTAAATCATCTTTAGACTGTGTATGATAAAAAATAAAAAGGAGAAGCAATGAAAAATGATGATTTCACTAAAGACTTGATTAAATCTCTCAACAAAGAACAAGGTTCACGAGTTGCATATAATCTCGCAGAGGATGAGAGTCCTACACATGTTAAACGATGGATTAGCACCGGATCACGCATGCTGGACTGGATCTCTGCCAATAAGAAAGATGGAGGTCTTCCTGAGGGAAGAATTGTAGAGATTTTCGGCCCACCCAGCATTGGAAAGTCACACATTGCAACGCAAATCGCCAGAAGCACCCAACACATGGGTGGTATTGTTGTTTATATCGATACCGAGAATGCCACTTCTGTAGAAAATTTACAAATGTTAGGTGTAGATGTCTCAAAGCGCTTTGTGTATGTGGATACTCATTGCACCGAAGAAGTTCTTTCAATCGCTGAAAAGACTATTCTTAAAGCAAAAGCACTTGATAAAGATGTTCCTGTGACAGTCATTTGGGACTCTGTTGCTGCTTCTTCTCCAAAAGCAGAGCTTCTCGGTGACTATGATAAAGAGAGTATCGGATTACAAGCTCGTGCAATCTCAAAAGGAATGAGAAAAATCACAGGTGTCATTGGTCAGACAAATAGTCTCTTTGTCATTCTCAATCAGATTAGAACTAAAGTGGGAGTCTTATACGGTGATCCTACTACAACTCCCGGTGGAAAAGCTATTCCTTTTCACTCTTCTATTAGAATTAAACTGGGTGCAGGACAGCAGATTAAAGACGGTGAAGACGTCATAGGCATTCAAGTTTCTGCAAAAACTGTTAAAAATAAAGTGGCACCACCTTTTAGAAAAGCAGATTTTCAAATCCATTTTGGTAAAGGAATTGTTGAGCATGAAGAGCTATTTGATCTACTCAGAAAACACTGCAAAAATCATGATGTTATAGTCGATAATATCTTATACAAGATTGAGGGCGGAGGCGCTTGGAAGACCATTAGCATGACTGATACAAATACGGGTGAGTTAATTGCTGAGAAGAAATTTTATAAAGCTAATTTTAATGAGATCATTAACAACAGCGAATGGACAGAAACAATAGATATCTTGACAGAAGCGGCCATGGTTAAGAAACTGGGTTCAATTGAAGGTGTTGAAATTGATCATGAGTCTTATGAAGAAGTTCAATCAATTGCTGACGAATTAGATCTGGATTTAGATGTAGATGTTTAAAGATAGAGTCTTGATTGTAGATGGTTTAAATCTATTCACAAGACACTTCATAGCAAATCCTGCGATGTCTGACAACGGAGAACATGTCGGTGGCATCGTAGGATTTTTTAATGCTATGATGCATCTTGTGGAGAAATGCAAGCCCGAAGGAGTTATTATTGTCTGGGAAGGCGGAGGATCCGTTAAAAAAAGAGGTCTCTATAAAGAATATAAGAATAAGTCCAAACCTCAAAATTTAAATAGATACTATTCAGAAGACATTCCTTCCACATATGAAAATAGAAATCTTCAATTAAGAACACTCATTAAAATACTCTCAAGTCTTCCGATTTGTCAAACTTACATTGAAGGTGCTGAAGCTGACGACGCGATAGGTTATCTATGCAAATACATTCTTAAAGAAAAGAATAAGATAATAGTTTCTTCAGATCACGACTTCTATCAATTGATAGATGATAAAACTATTATCTGGTCTCCTACCACAAAAGGGTTTGTAAATGAAGCAAAAGTTATTGAGCGCTTCGGTATTCATCCTGTTAACTTTTATCTTGCTAAGAGTATTGCAGGAGACGCTTCAGATAACATTCCGGGCGTAAAAGGTGTAGGTTATAAGACTCTCTCTAAAAGGTTCCAGAAGTTCACAGAGGAATCCGAGTATATACTCTCCGATCTACTCTTAGAGGCAAAGAGCAAAGTAAATAACAAAGGACCAAGAATTTTTTCAAGCATTGTGAATGAAGAAA